CCGACGCGGCTGTGCCGGCCAAGGCTCGGGACTACGCTCGCACCTGGCTGACGGTCCTGAAGGTCAGGCTCGCCGGCGAGATCGGGCGGCAACCTCACCCCGGGGAAATCTGGCTGGCTTGGAATCTTGGCTGGACTGGCTTCCGTCGCTACGGTTTCCAGTGGGCCGAGGTTCCCTCTGCCAAGTTCAACAAGGCGCGGCAGGTGAACACGCTGGCTTGGGGCTTGCCAAAACGCCCTGCCGTCGCAAGGTAACAGGCGAGGCCCGGACAAAATCAATTGTGCGGGATCGCAACTGAGGGCAGTTCGGGCTTCGGGCCATCCGCAAGGGTGGCCCTTATGCTTTATACAAGCGGTCGAGGTCGGCCTTCAGGTAGTAGGCGTTCATGTGCAGGCCGATGATACCGCGAGGGGTCTTCCAATACTTCGGCTTCAGCCCTGCCCGGGCTACTCGGCCACGCACGGCCACGTCCGAGACGTTCTTGCTGACCGCGTAATCGACCAGGCGCACCCAGCCCTTGGGGACTTTGTCGGAGCGGTGGGCGAACATCTGGGCGGCGGCCTCCTTGATGGACTTATACGGAGGGACCGGGCGGTAGACGTAGGCCATGTGGCACTGGCCTGTGCCGGACTTGAACTGATGGGGCTGGCGTTCGAGCAGGCCACGGCGCTGCAGGTCGAGCGCGCGGGAGGATGCGTTGCGCGTGTGGGCCATATCGAGCTCGACGCGGATCTGGTCCACGGTGAACCAGCCCTTGGGGCAGGGGTAGTCCTTGGGCTCGTTGCTCAGTTCCTTGAGCAGGCGCTGCACGATGGAGTTTGAGTCGGTCATACGGATAAGCGCCAAGGCTGGCCGGACATCTCCAGCGGGTGGATGTAGAGACTAGGCTGGATGCCCGTGTCGCAATACTCGCCATACGCGATGGCCTGACCCCACGACAGGGTCTTGCGACGCCCCTTGGCGTAGTCGCTTGAGCCCCGCAGCTTGAGCGTGCCGACGTTGATGCCGATCGTGCGGCGGGAGTTACGGGCTAGGGCTATGCCAGGGGAATGGGTATGGCCGAAGAAGACCGCGTCCGCTTCGACATACATTTCCGCCATGTCCCGAGGCGCTGACTCGTTGTAAATCGTGCCGTGCGTGAACAGGCCCGTGCCGAGCATATACTTCTGGAAGACCCCGGTGTAGGGGACGTGGTCGGCCTTCAGTTTCTGGACGGTCTGCTCGATGTCGTGCTTCAGGTATTGGCTCAGCTCGGCCACGACCTCGTTCTTGGAACGGGTCAGCCGCCAGATGCGGTCCTCGTGGTTTCCGTTGATGACCACGTTGAACTCGCCGTCCTCAAGGAAGCGGACGCCCCCGGCGATGTCAGGCGCAAGGGGTTCGCCATGGCCGGCGCCGCCACCCATCAGGGCCTCGACGTCTACGAAGTCCCCGAGGTGGATGCGCTTCGCTCCTGGGCCTTTGCAGAAGTCGCCCATGAACTTGAGGACAGACTCCCGCGCCACCGGGTCGATGTGATGCCCATGAGAGCAGGACACCGCCGCGAACCGCTTCCACTTCCGGGTGATGTTCATCGGTATAGGCTCATTGACTGGGTAAACTTACGGGCCCACTGACGGATCGCCTCGACGGAGTTATCCGGGAAGCAGACCTGCAGGGCGTTGCCCCTGCGGAAGCAGTCGTGCGCCGCCATCAGCCCGATGGACTCGGCCTCGGCGTTGTTGGCGGGCAGGTTGCCCTGGCGTTCGATGTAGATCGGGACGAAGGCCCAGCCGCGTTTGACGCAGAGGGCCTCGAGTTTCAGATACTCGTTCTCGTAGCGCATATCCGGCACGAGGATGACGGAGTGCTCGGAGCCTGAGTCCTTGCAGGTGATGTCGGCCCAGTTGTTGATGTGCTCGATGACCTTGTCCACCCAGACGTTCGGGTTCTGCGTGCGGCAGTATTCCCCGTAGGCAACCAGGAGCGGACGGAGCGCGGCCTTCTTGGCGGTGTCCTCGGTGAAGGCGTCGATATTCACGCCCGCTTCGTCTAGGGAAATCTGGAGGGACTCCTTCAGCGCGTCGGCGAACTTCAGGACGATGCAGGAATACTCGGGCTCGTCCTGTTCGAGCAGCTCGAAGATGGAGTCGGCCAGGGAATCTTTGCCTGCCCGGGCGAATCCTGCGATGGGGACCAGTATGTGTTTCATAGGGAAGTTCTGCGGTAGCCTTGGGACCAGAGCACGTCCGCGATCTTGCGCGAGATGCGGTCCACCTTCTTCTCGGGGGCTTTCCAGTCTCCGAGGTGGAGGGCCTCATGCACGGTCACGCGCAGGCGTTCGCGCTCCGTGATGATGTTCGGGTCGAGCTCGATGGTGTTGTCCTTCTTGCAAGCGAGCCCTGCGATGTCCCCGGGCAGGGGTCGGACGATGACCTTCGGGACCTTGGGTTTCTTTCCCATGGGTGGATGTTGTCTCCCAGCATCTGCACCTAAGCAAACAATAAGCCCCGCCCCCTTTCGAGGGCAGGGCCGGCTACACGGCACTCCTGCGTCAGCCTAAATGTCGATGGGTTCGTCGCCGGCGGGGGCGGCCTCGGGCTCGGTGGCCTTGGCCTTCTTGACCAGGTCCTTCACGGCTTCGGCAGCGGGCTGAACCGGCTGGCCTTCGACCGTGCGCTGGCCATACTCGGCCTCGTTGTCCTTGCGGATGGCTTCCTGCACGTCACGCGGCAGGCGGGGGAGCCACTTGGCAAGGCGCTTAAAGGCGGTCTTCTTCCACATCTCCATCGGGTAGGTGGCCCAAGGGCCGGACGAGCCGGAGCGGCTGGCCTTGCGGATGGCCTCGACCTCGGCCTTGCTCATCTGGATCGCGGCGGTTTCCCCGTCCTTGAAGCGGACCATGGCGTAGACCGCGTAGGCTTCGCCCCGGTCCTTGGACAGGTCCACGACGTGCTCCTCGACCTTGCCCAGGTTGAACCGATACTTGTCATTCTGGCAGACGATGTCGGCGTGTATGTGGGCGACTTCGCCCGAGCGCATGACGAGCGCAAGGATGCCCTTGTAGTCGAACTGCAGGGTGGCGTCGTTGCCGTAGGGGATGAGGTGGGCGTGGTGGCCGTCAGGCATCAGACCCCACTGGGCGGCCTGCAGGACCACGGAGGCCACGGACTCCTTAGTGCAGTCCCAGAGTTTGGGGTTCTTGTTGCAGGCGGTGATGACGCAGCGCATGAAGCGGCTGGCGTCGTCGGCGTTCGGGAGGGCCTTGGCGACCTGCTCCTGCAGTCCGGCAGAGCGGACGAGTTCGATGGTGTTCTTCGGGGGGAGTGCGGGTGTGTTGCTCATGTGGGAAAGGGTCAGAGGGTGCGGGTGGCCTCGGCGATGTCTTCGCGGATGCGTTTTAGGAAGTCTTCCATCGGGCCGTCGAAGGTAAACTCGTAGCCGTTGGTCATTGTGACAATGGTAAACCCGCACTTCGGGTAGATGTGGGAAATGGACTCGGGGTTGAAGAAGGCATCCCATCCCCCGGCGGTTTTGTATCTGAGGAAGTAAGCGCAGGACATAGCTTCAGACGTTGAACTTGGACAGGTCCACCTCGATGACGCCCGGGCCGGTCTTCTTTGGCCATGCGATGGGGTCGGCGCCGTGGGTCTTGATGTAGCGATCCATCAGGTCGAGGCCAGCGCGGTAACGCTTGCGACCGATTTCGATGTCGGCCTCGGTCATCACAAATACCTGGACGAAGATTTCGGGAGCGTCCTTGCCCTCGATGGCGATGAAGGCGAAGCCACGGGGGCGGCGGCTGGTCACGGCCTCGATGCCGTCGATATAAATGGCGGATTGCCTGTCATAGCCATACTCCCAGACTGCTCGGCGGTAGGCATAATGCTCTATGGAGGTTGTCGTTTTCACGTCCACGAGCAGGCCGTCGTCGCGGTAGCGGTCAGGTCGGCAGCGCATATCGATGCCGGTGATGGAGTCCTTCCAGAAGTAGGAGGACTCGTTGACCCCTTCGCCGGAGAGGAGAGCGGCGGCTTCGTCATCCTGCTGGACGGCTTCGGCGATGGCGCTCAGTTGGGTGAACTCATCGTGGCTCACGATCTCCTTGCCGTCGTTAGCCAGGAGGAACTCCTCCTCGCGGGCCTTGGCTCCCTTGCCCTTGTCGAGACCCTCGGGCATCACGGCCCATTCGTCGCCGATGAGCTGAGGCTCGAGGATGATGGAATGGACAAGCGAACCCCAGCGAAGGGAAGGGGTCTTCTTGCGGGGCGTGTTCATCAGACACGGGGACTCGAGGAAGCGGGAGAGCTTCGAGTTCGAGACCGCCGGGCTGGCGTGGTAGTCTTTGTTATTCATGTGCGGGGGAATTACTTGTCGCCACGGATGCGGGGGTGACGGAGGGAGCCATCGGGCGTCTTGCTCTGGAAGGTGACCTCAAGGAAGGAACCGATGACGGTGTCGCGGTTCGCCCAGATCATGGCGCGCTGCTCGTCGCTGAAGCCACCGCCGACACGCACGAGGCGACCGTTGTTCTCGACGACGACGTGGCCCATCGTGCCAGCCAGACGGCCTTGGCCTTCATGCACGGAGACCACCGGGCAGTCCTCGGCGTCCACGGCCTTGACCTTCAACCAGGCGTTGGAGCGTTTGCCCTGCGAGTAGGGAGCGTCGAGGTCCTTGACCATCGCACCCTCGAAGCCCTGCGAGACGAAGCGGCGGAAGGCATCGTTAGGGGAGATGCCGACGAAGGACTCGACCAAGCGGACGGAGTCGGTGAACTCGAACTTAGCCATCAGAGAGCGGCGCTCGCGGTAAGTTCCGACGTCATCGGGCAGGTCGAGCAGCCAGAGGAACGCATCCTTGGCGGGCTCGCTGGAGCGGATGTCGCCGACCGCGTCGTAGAAGTCAGCGCCGGAGACGGCCTCGCAGTCGAAGGTGTAGACGCCGTGCTTGCCAGCGACGTCAGCGAACCATCCACCGAGGTGCTCGATGGACGGGAGCGGGTTGCCGTTGCGGGTCTTCATGCCCACGGCGAACGACTGGCGGCAGACTTCGACGATCACGCGGACGCCGTCAATCTTCGGCTCGACCGCGTAGGACTCGGGGAGGATGCCCTTGTAGGGCTTGGCCAGCATGGCCGGGGAGAGAGGGGCGGCGGCAGGCTTGCGAGCGCCGGCACGGAAGTGCGGCTGGCTTTCAATCATGTTGAAGATGAAAGCGTAGAGGTCGGCGTTGGGATCGGAGGATGAGCTCATGTTGTGCGGGATAGGCAAAGGTATGCCGCCCGGGCGGGCCGCCGTCAAGCCCCAAGGGTCGGGTGGCCTAGGATGCCCTAGGAGGGGGGCTTATGGGTCAACCCTGCCGTCTACCCCGCCAGAGCCTGATACCCACCGCCACGGCCACGGCAAGGCATCCAAATGACAGGGCCAGCCCTAGTTCGCGGACGGACTGCAGGGCTAGGGTGGCCGAGGACATATTCCGCTCAAGGTCCTTGGAGTCTGACTTCAGCCCCCCGTCCGTCACGAGCATGACCAGGGCGTCAGTGTTCTGTAACTGGTCAACGACGTAGCCCGCCGTATAAGCCGTGGTCACTGAGGCCATACCCGCAAAGGTTACCAGCAGGCAGACCGCCAGCAGGAGGTTGCCCTCACTTGCGCTTGGTTCGCTTGGCTTTTGCATTGGGCTTGGACTTGGCAGGCTTGGAAACCTTCTCGACCTCACGCTCTGCCCGGTTCTTTACCCAGCGTAGTAGGGCGTCTAAAGCCTCTGGACTGGAATAAGCGAGGGCCCCGATGGCTCCCATCCGCAGGCCCGGGCTGGAGATGTAATCGGTCAGGGCGTAGCCTGCGATCGCGGCGGTCAAACTAGCGGCGCATACGCGGCGAGCGACCCAGCCCCAGGTATGCTTCTCCTCTGACAGCAGGAGACGGGCGGCCATGCTCATGGCTCCGATCGTGCCGGCCACAACGCCGTCCTTCAGTTCCTTCGGGATGGACTCTGGGTCAATGGGGGGAGGGGGGGGGCTCATTCGTCCTTGGTGATTTCGGCTTCGTCCTTCTTGTCCTGCACGGCGTCGGAGACTTTGTCGTAAAGCCACCAGAGCGATAGGCCCGAGGCGATGGTCGCCGTGCCGATGGCCACATACATGAAGGCAGGCGAGTCGTAGATGAACGGGACTGAGCCCGCCAGCGCAGCGCAGGCTAGGAGGGGAACGCCAAGGCGAGGACCGAGGAAGGCAGTGGTCAACGCACCGACCGCGAAGAGCCCTGCCCCTAGGAGGGTCCAGATGTTCTTAGAGGCTTCGGACTTCACGGCTTCGACCTCCTTAATCAGTTCGACGATGCGTGCGTCCTTCAGCTGCGAGACGCGCAGGGCTTCGGCCTGTTGGGTTTCTAGTTTCTCCCATGCCTTGGTCACGGCGGTGGCGAGTTGACGACCGAAGGCCATCTGGCGGGCGTAGTCGATGTCCCCTTGGGGCGTGCCAGCCTTAGAGGCCCGGGCTTCGGCGAAGGCAATATCCGCCAGCGGGGGAGCAGGCAAATACGATTGGGCTAGGCGAGACTCAGCGACGACGACCTTGGGCTTGTCGGCGTTGCGCTCGATTGCCACGAGGGCCGAGGCTACGCGGTGATCCGTCTTGTCGAGGTCTTTGCCTAGGGTGGCGACGACGTCAGGCTTGGTCGGGCCGGGAGGCTGGACGGGCAGGGCCGGCAGGGCGTCACCCTTGCGGAACAGACTGCACCCGGTCAGGGCCAGGACGGCGATGACCAGGAGCAGGCGCATGGCTTATTCGCGACCCTTGAGGGCGTCGAGGGCCTGACGGCCTTTCGCTTCGAGCGTGTCGGCCTTGGCCTTGTGCTTGCGCATGACGAGGGCTCCGGCGACGAAGCCGACGATGAGGGCGAGGAGGTGGGTAATCATGTTATTCGTTGGAGATGAGTTCGACGCGGACGAGGGGGCCGAGGTCGGCGGGGGTCTGCGGGGTGGCGAAGGTGACGGCCACGTATGCGCCATTAGACTCCGCAGGCTCGCCGTTCCACTGAGGGAAAACGACCTTCAGGAAGACGTAGGGATCAGAGAGGGTGACCCCGGACATGGAGACTTTATAGGTGTATTTCATCGGGACATATAGATGCCAGCACCAGCGATGTGCATGGAGGAAAGAGAGCCAGAAGAGGTAGCCGATTCAATCTGCTCTTCGTAGATGTTATGGCCGGACGTTCCGCTACCCGTAGGGCCAGCGGTCGTCGAGGCCGCAAGGACGCCGTCAAGATACAGCTGCACGTTGCCAGCGCCATCGGAGTAGATGATGTAATGGACGGTCGCGTCACTGGCAAGGGTGACCGATGAAGCCACGCTTGTCAGAGTCGTTCCGTTGTGGACGGTCAGGTTGATAAAGGTTCCTGTGCCTCCTACCTTAAAGAAGCCGATGCCTTTCTGCGTAAGGTTGCCGGTGGCGTTAGCAGATCGTCCGCCAAGGTTTACGCGGGTGACCGTATTTGCGTTGCCGAGGTAGGTCGAGCGGCCAAGGATAGCCGTTCCGAAGACCCAGATTTTCTTCGACCAGTCGATGATGTTTGAGTTGGACTTGGAAGACATCGACATGAACGCCGAAAAATAAAAAGCATTCATGAAAGTGGCTCTTCCTGCTACACTTGTCGAGCTGGTGTAAAGTTCACGAGCAGATCCAAATTGAGTAGTGACTGCGCTGCCACTGATGCTTGTAACAGTAAGGCTGGAAAAGTTACGATAGTTGCTGTTAGCCAGGAACTGCGGGACCAGTGAAGGGTTGAGCGCAAGGGTCGTGCTTGAAGGGTCGAAGATGACGTTGGTCGTAGCCGCAAACGCCGGAACCGCAGCCGTCACGAACGCCGTAGTCGCCAGCGCCGTGGTGTTATTGCCAGCGGTCTGCGTGACCCCGATCGTCCCCGTCGGCAGGGAAGGCGTGCCGGTGAAAGCTTGAGAGTCTACAGCGGCGCGGGTCGTATCGGTCGGATGGACGTGATCCTGACGAGCGTAGCGGAGGGACGTGCCGACGGCGGCAGTACCGTTGACCAGGGGCGTGGCCGAACCAGCCTGACCGGCGACGAAGGCCGTGGTGGCGATGCTTGCGCTATTATTGTCAGCGGCAGGGGTGCTTGCTTGGGCTGATCCGTTAATAACGGTCAATGAAGTGGCGCCGCCCGCTCCAATGGTGATGTTAGTAGTGCTGCCAGAAACGCCGTTCGTTCCGATGTTAATGGCTTTGGTTGCCCCGCTGATGGTCCCACCCGTGCCAAGGTTCAGGCTAGACGCGGCAGTCGTGTTGCCGACAGTGATGGTCGAAGCACCAAGGACCGGCCCGATAGTCATGTTGGTCGTGCTACCGACGACCCCACCTGTGCCAACGTTGACCGTCTTGGTGGAGGCGCTGATGGTCGCACCCGAAGCCACGTTGATCGTGCCGGTCGCCGTCGAGCTGCCGAATGTGCTGGAGGCGTTCGAGAAAGTATTATTTGTGCTGAGAGCTGGGTACTGCTGTGTGCCTCCGTTGATGCGGGCGAACAGGCCAGCGGTCGTCGTCCAGACGTCACCGTTGACCGGGGTCGTCGGGGCTACGCCGTGGGCGATGTTAAAACCAGCTCCGTTGGTGGCCTCAGAAGGGATGGTGTTAATCTTCCCGTTCTGGTCGATGGCGACGAAGGTCGTATCCGCAGCCTGGTCATGCAGGGTCAGGATGTTGCCCGTGCCAGCCTGCTGGATGAAGAGCGCAGGGCCTGTCGTGTTCGACGTGATCGTGACGTTGCCAGTCAGGGCAGGGGAGGCAAGCGGAGCAATCCCCAGCGTCGCCGCCGTCTTGTTCTTCCACAGGTCGGTCGAGGACTCGTAGGTCAGCAGGTCGTTGTTGGCTTCCGAGGACAGGGCCACGTCGTGCAATTCGTGCAGCTCGTAGCCGTTCTGGACAGCGACGAGGATAGTCCCGAGGGTCGGGTGCGAACGGATGACGATGCCGACGTAGACGAGGTGCTGGGGGGCGGTGGGCTTGGTCGTCGTGTAAGCACCGGCCACCGTGGGGGACAGGTACAACTGAGCGCCTTCGGTCAGCGCTGACGTGTCGAGGTTCTCGACTTCGCCGCGGACGATGACGTAGCCGAAGGCGTTGTTCGCGATGGCCGTCTTAGTGAAGCCCATTGTCTGGGCCGAGTTCGCGTCGTTGTTAGCCTGGGACAACGTGATCAGGGGACGGTTGCCCGTGGCTCCGCTGATGTAGACGATGGAGCCCGCAGGGATAGAAGCCCCCGACTGATTGCGGACATAGACCTCGAGGTTCTTCGCGACGGCCACGCCTGATGCGAGTTCCTGCTGCACGAAGGCGGTGGTCGCCAGGGAGGTGTCGTTATCGCCGAGGGCCGCCGTGGGGGCGGTGGGGTTGCCCGTGAAGGCGGGGGAGGCGAGCGGGGCGTAAGCCGAGAGGTCAATCGTCAGGTTCCCCGAAGTGACCGACAGGGGCGACGAGACGCTGGAGATGAAGTCGGGGGTGGTCGTGACCACTTCCCAAGCCGCGTTCTTTCGGGCATACTGCGAGCCGTCCGAGGGGGCGTCGTTGACCACAGCTAGGGAGCCGAGGCCAAGGTTAGTGCGGGCCGTTGGAGCCGAGGGAAGGTCGGAGAGGTTGTTCGCCTTAACCGCGTAAGCCGACAGGTTAACGGTCGTCCAATCGGTGTTGTAGTTCGTGCCGTCAATCTTGGTGAGGAACTGGCCAGCCGTGCCGCCAGTGGGGACTCCTACGCCAGGGGCTCCTGCAGGGCCAGCAGGCCCAGTGGCCCCTGTGGGTCCCGTTGCGCCGGGACTGCCCGCAGGCCCCGGCACACCCACCGAACCGTCAAGCGTGCCGGCCACGATGCCCGTGACCGTGCCCGAGATGGTGGACTGGTCTGCGGCGAACGTGCCGGAGATGGTCCCGAACGTCGAAGCCGTCGAGGTGATCGTCGCGTCAGGCATGGCTTAGACGGTGACGCTGTCGATGACCTGAACGCGGAAAACCTCGGTCCGGGAGATGCCACCGCCAGAAAATACGAATTTGATATCCCATCGGCCTAGGCCCAGCGCCCAGTCGGCGGTCGAGCCCGGGTAGGTGCAGGTAAACGACAGGCCGTCTCCGGCCTTGGTGATCGTCAGCTCGTAGAGGTTGCCGCACTTGTCCTCCACAGTCGAGGTCAGGGTCGTGGCCAGCAGGTTGGCAGGGCCGGTAGCGCCAGGGGTCCAGACGAAGGTGCAGGCGAACGTGTTGCCCTGCGATAGAGTGACGGTATCGCTCATCTTACTTATTGTGCAAATGGTAGGGTTTACCCCGGGCAGGGTCAGGTGATGGGGTAGAACAGGCCGATGTCCACGATTGTCGAACTTGTAGGGGTCGAGATGGTCTGATAGTCCGGGGGAACGAATGCGTCCGCGTCTATGGTATATAGTTCGGAGGACTCGTTCAGGACGTCCTGCCCGATTAGTTCGGGCTCATACTTTTCATCGAAGTTTGACGCCTGAAGGTAGAAATCAGTGTCGTCGATGCGGATGGTCAGATCGGCGATAAAGAACGCATCGGTCAACCCTCGCTTCAATAAGCCTTTGCCTTCGATGCTCTTGAAGGCGACTCCGGTGTCTGGATAGATTTCGTTACTATCACCCCTAAGAGGAGGCGCGTTCTGAATGACGGCGCCCCGGAGCTTGGCCCAAGTATTGATGCCTACTCCGCTGTCTCCGATGACGAAGGCCATCAGATGCGGGCGTAGTAGTACTGCGCCGTCTGGCTGCCGAGCTTGATGCGGTCACCCCAGAGCGAGCCGGTGACGTACTGGTCGACCGAGTAGACTCCGCTGCCAAGCGCGTTGACCTTAGCCAGGAGGACATAGCCGTAGGTGTCAGTGTCGGCAGGCAGGGCGCCGCCTGTATTAAACACCGTCGGATACGGGTCGTCTGGATCGTAAGGAGTAATCGGAGCCGGGGCCGGGAAGTTATTAGTCGAAGGGTCTGGGCCTGCTCGCAGATATACAAAGCAGGAGGATGTAGACGCAAAGTCGAGCCTCAGTATGTATCCGGCGCTTAGGTCGTCCAAGTACTCAAAGACCTCCTCCGCTTCGTTGTATACCTGTGGCATCAGGTTGTTCACAGTGCCAGGGCAAATCTTGTAATTGACCACGGTCGTCTCACCCACCGTGCTCTCGGTGATGCCATGAACCTTAAATGGCGCACATGGCTCTACGGGCTCTTCCGCCGGGTAAATTGCCCAAGGCGCCCAGGGCTTTTCGATGTTAAGGTTGGACCCTTGGCTTGACGCGCTGAACGTATAACCGACTCCTGGCTGGATGCTCATGTGCCCTTAGATGTTTGCGTAGACGTTGGGAGGCCAGCCGTCCTTGGAGTAACGGATTTCGTACATGACCTTGTAGAGTAATCCGTATTCCTCGACGTTGATTTGAGACAGCAGGTTGCGCTTACCGAAGTCACCAGAGCCAGTCGGAGCCCACGATGGAAGAAGCTGGAAGACGCCCCAAGAGTTAGTGGCCGTGGCGCTCGCAAGCAGACCGTAAAGAGCCTGCACGTCAGATATTGAAGTCGTATACATGACGCCAGAGTAGGTCGTCGTGCGGGCGAGATACTGGGTCTTTCCGTAGAGTTCAGGGACGGACGGATCGACGAAGCCGATGAAGCGACCGCCTTGTCCGGTCTCGAAGCACGCGCCGTTGTAGCCCTCAGAGGACGGGACTGCTACAGGCTTGCCAAAGGTAGGACCAGGGGCGGCACTGATGACCGTCACAGGAGGCCCGAGGGTCGAGTCGTCGTATGCGCCGCCGAAGTCGGAAGGCAGGCCAGCGAGAGGACCACCAGTGAAACCTCCAGAAGACTCAAAAAAGTTGGGGTGGCTGGTGATGTTCTCGGCGGTCAGGCCGTTGGCCGAAGAACAGTTTGCCCGGGTACGGACGCCACTGTTTACAGTCGGGTCGATGCCGACGTAGTCAACCTTCAGGGTAGCAACCCCGAGGTTGTCCCAAGAGATGCTGCCCTTGTGAGACTTGCAGTAAGTGTAACCACCAGCAGGAAACGCGGTGCCACGCACGAACGGCGCAAACGCCCCGGTGTTTTGGTCGGACTTGAAAGTCGCGTTGATGACGATCAGGCCGAAGCCGTCCGAGGTGGTAGTCCATCCAGGCTGAAGGATGTCAGCGGTTAGTGCGTTGCCTTTTTCGATGCGTGCCATGTCGGTAAATTACATCTGGCTTCCGTAGCCGTCAATCTGCGGGTTGGCTGTAGCCTGCTTGGTGAAGTCGGGCGGGGTGTAACTGCCACCCATTGCGATCTGCTGGAGCAGGGCTGTGTGCTTGCGCTGCTCGTCGAGCTGAGCGGTGACGGCGGCAAGGACCGGGTTGGCTCCCACGCCGACGACATTGGAGAATCCTTCGGCGCCTGCCATGGCTCCCTTGCCCTGGACATCGAGCGCCTTCTGGGCGTCAGACTTGGTTTCGGCTGCTTGCTTTGCGGCGGCCGCTTCGGCGGCGGCCTTCTGCTTGGCAATCATCTCAGGCTCAACGGCGACGCGAGCAGCCGAACGGCTTTCGAGGACTCTCTGCATCTCTTCGTCCTTAGAGTAGTCGTTGACGCCAAAGAACATTGCACCGGCTTTTAGATTTCGACGGAGATAGTCCAAAGGACCTGTAGACTCTTTCAGGTACTGGACCATGGCCGCATCAGCCTCACCACCAAATCCTGCAAAACCTCCCTCTTTGCCCTGCTCCTCGGCTAGAGCCTGTGCCGCCAGCTTGGCGTTCTGGCGATCTAGTGCGTCCTGACGACGGCGTGCCGCTTCTTGGGCGGAGCCGACCGTGCCCTCGCGCATATACTTGTTGCCGCCACCTTCGGCCACGGCCTTGGCGTCCTGCACGGCTTGCCGGTTCTTCTCGATGGCCGCAGAGATGGAACTCATGGCCGCGTTGAGCAGGACCATCGGGGCCGCGAAGGAAAGGAACAGGTCCTTGCCGAAGTTCTTGAAGCGGTTCTCGATGCCCTCCATGTTCTTCTCGAGGGTGCTGATGGACTTCTTGACCTTCTCGGTCACCTGCTCGGCATTGGTATCGCCGTTGATGCTGAACTTGATGATGTTGCTCATGCTTCGGTCTTTTCGAGTGAGTCGATTAGTTCCTCATCCTCAGATGTGAGGACCTTGAGTTCGGCGCCCTTGCTGATCGCAAAGGTGGAATTAAGCCAGATGGCTTGGCACTCAGGCATCGTCCATGCGCGCTCCTCCGGGATGCCGTTGGAGATAAGCGACGCGACCACCGTCAAGACCCACGGGGTTCCGCTGGTCTCGGAAGCCTTGGCTTTCTTCTCCCAGAACTTAGGCCACGCCTCAATCAGGACGAACTTGGAAAAGCGGTCAATCTGCTCGACGAAGTAATCCTCGTTTGAGGACATCTTCCCGAGATACCAGGAGTCCTTCAGCGTCAGCTTGTCGAGGCGTTCGCCGGAGCAAATCTTCACGGCCACCAGCAGATCAAGCGGACGGATGGGAGCACCCGAACGGAGCAGGGGGCTTTCGGCTGCTTCCAGCTGCACGCGGTGAAGCAGGCAGAACGGGGAAACAAAACGGCCCAGGAGTTTGGTCAGCCCTGGGTCCGTGAAAGCGGATGTGAACCGCTTATCCATGCGGTTAAGCGATGGTGACGCCTTCGTAGCCCACGGCAGTCACGGTGACTGCGGAGTATCCACGATTAGAGCCCTTGTCGGAAACTTTGGTAACCCAGCCGGAGAAGGCCGTGGAAGCCGCGCCGCTAGTGTAAGCGGAGGCGGTGTTGACCGTCAGCGTGAAGTTGGCGCCGAGCTGAGGAATGGCCGTCGTTTTTGCGATAATCTCGACGCTCACCTGACAGCGTCTGTCGTCGCCGCGCCAAGCAACGGTCTTGCCCGTCTCATCGACGATGGTCGCTTCGGCGGTGAACTCGCCGTCGTTGGTGTAGGACTGGACGACCGCGTTGGACACGGTTGCGCCCGTCAGGCCATAAATTGCGGTTACCCCTTTGACGATTGCAGCCATATACTATTGCGGATAAGGTAAGGTTAGCCCTCGGGGTTCACGACTACCAGAATGTCGTAGACTAGGACCGATGCCCAGGAGCGCTCGTTGACCCCCTCATCCTCGGACAGAGGGGTAATGTCGTAGCAGTGGGCGTCGGCCTGCAGGGTGAACACGGCCTGCAGCGCTTCGAGGTCCTGCATGGCCCCGGCGATGGCGGCCATCCGGGCTCGGTGATCGGCTAGGGTCACGTCGTCGGCAGAGTCGAACAGGGTGACGCGGACGGAGCAGGAGTAGTTCCCTAGGCCATCCGGGAAGTCGTTAGGCAGGCGGGCGGAGTCGCAGAGCACGATGGCCTTGGGGAGCACGTTCGTGTCGGCGCTGTCGCCCTTGTAGATGTTCACCCCGGCCAGTTCGGTCTGGGCGGTGAGGTGGGCGGCCACTGCGGCTTCCACGATATGGCGGGCGGATTTGGTTCCCATAAAGTTATTTGCGGCGCTTGTTGGCCTTTTTGATGGTTGGGTAGAAGTATTCTTGGACGGCGGTTCGCATCTGTTTGACGCGGTTTCTGTAGACGATGTTCTCGGTCCCGGACTCAGATGCAACGTTGTTGATATTCCCGATCAGGTTCATCACGGTCATCGAGACGAAGCCAGGGCTACGGCTTGCGCTGAACACGCCCTGAGCTGAACGCTTGTTTGCGTCCACCCACGGGGCGTCATATGTGCCGAAGTTACGCTCGACGCCCTTTTTGGTCACAGGCTTGGGGACCTGCTGCATGACCGCCGCCCACCCGGCCTTGACGCGTCCGACCTTGAACTGGCGTTCGGCGATGTAGGCATTGAGCGCGTCCGAGGACTTGGCGAAATATTGAGGCCCGATGTATCGGCTGAACTTAGGCCAGCGACCGCCGACCGCACCCTTGGCCTGGTCGTGGATGCCTTTCAGGTCCGTGGCCATGCCGAGCACCTTGTTGCCTCGGCCCATGATAGAGGCTTTGCTAAGGTAGTTCTTAGCCTTGGCTTGGGCGCGCTGCCAGTCCGTATCCTCCATGATCTTGCGCATGACCGGGGACAGGCTTTCAATCTTGGACTCCGTCACGTTCTGGTGCAGTTGGAAGAACGTCTGGGTGTCGTTGCCCTTAACCGCGTTGATGACCTGGCGCAGGAAGACCGTCCGTCCCTTGACGGGTTTGTCTTGGGGAATAAAGATGCGTTTGATATCGTTGCCGGTCTTGTTCATGCCCGCCTTGTGGGCGGCCACGCTCAGGCCACGGCCCCCACCTTTGGGCATCGGCGGGGTGAAGGTCATGGCGTCCCGGCACATCAGCCTGATCTGCTGGCGGGTGACCATCTCCATGTCGACTTTCAGCTCATCGACGAAATGCCTCAGCGTCGCGTTGAAGTCCGCGAGGCTGGCTGGTTCGATGGCCGTCTGCTTGGCCATTACTGGTTGTCGTCGATGCAGGTGAGCTCGATGACGGCGCTGGCCTGCTTGTAGGACTGGCCCTTGACCCGGAGGACCTGCCCGTTGACCGTCAGTTTCTTGCCCGGGGCTAGGGCGGCCATAGGGACGCCAGAGACGATGGTGGCTACCTGACCTCCCACCCGGCCATCAGAAGCCGTCCAAGGGGCCGTAGCGGCGGCGAAACGCACCGTCCACATCTTCTCCTCGGTGAAGCCCCCCGCGTCGAACTTGGGGGTGTTCATGGGAGAGGACAGGCCAACGAGGAACAGGTTGGCCCCGACCGTAGCCGGGACGCCGATGTCAGCCAGGAGCAATTGATAGTCTGCGAGAAAGGTTCCGTATAGGGACATGAGAGGGTGGGTAGGGATTTAGGGATACAAAAAAGCCCCCATCGCTGGGGGCTGTTTCAGGACTCAGCCCCGATTAGGGGTTGTAGACGCTGGCGATCGTGCCCGTGGTGATGCCCTTGGCCGCGCCGAACATCAGTTCCATGGAACCGATGAGGTTACGGGTGGAGGCATCGACCCAGACGTTGTACGACACCGAGATGCCGAGACCTTCGATCGGGACGACTTCGCGGAGGAGGAACTGCTGGCCAACGGACTCGAGGTCAGGGGAAGCAGCGGCCATCGCCACGGCTTCGGCGGAGCAGGCAAATCCGGCCAATTTCGCTTCGGACGGGAAGACGTTGGCGTAGAAGACGCCGCCTTCGAAACCGTAAGCGCCTTCAGAGAGAGGGAGACCAGTGGTCGCCGTCGGGATGAGCTGGCTGTAGATGCCCGGGTTCACGATGAGGGTCTTGCGACCAGCCTTCGAAACGCCGGCCCAGAGAGCCTTCAGCTGAGCAGAGCCAGGAGTAACAGCCGAGTCAGCGGCGGTGACCGTGGCGGCGCCGAAGTTGGCGACGGTGATCGGAGCGGTAGCGGCGGCCCAGATGGAGTCGGCCAGCTTGTCCATGTTGATCTTCAGAATCTTCTCCAGCTTGATACCGTTCTGGATATCAGCGTAGGAGAGACCGAAGGGCTGGTAGAGGTGGTTCAGCGTCACGGCAGAGGCGCCGAGGGTGCTGTCGCCGATGCTGTTGAAAGCGGTCGGGTTGGTCAGCGTGGTGCTGCCAGCGGTGGAGAGAGCCACCTGGACGACGTCCTTCGGGCGCTTCACGTCCGAGGAGAAGTCGGAGGCGAAGTTGCGAAGACCGGCGAGGCGGTTCGAGAGGGAGGTGAGGCTGAGCTCGGCGACGGTGTCGACGATCAGAGCGGCGTTGATGGTGTTAGGCATGGTAGCTTAGGAGGGTGGGTTGAAAGATTATTTGGAGAAGAGGACGGCCTTGTGCTTCTTCAGGAAGGCGCGGCGCTCAGGGCCGGCAGGCATCGAAGCGTACTGCTCGTGGATGGAACCAAGGGCAGCGGCGGCGACAGGGGCGGCGACAGGAGCAACGCCAGAGCAGGCGAGGATGTTCGCGGCTTCGACGGAGGCGGTGGCCTTGGAGGCTTCGAGCTCGACGATCTTGGCGTTGGCCTCGGCGAGAGCGGCTTCAAGTTCCTGAACCTTCTGGTCCTTGGCGGCGGCATCAAGCTGAGCCTGGTCGAGTTCGGCAGAGACGTTGACCACGGAGGCTTCGACCGTCTTGCGGAGATCGTCGCGTTCAGCGGTGAGGGAGACGACAGCGGCCTCGGCGGCCTTGAAGCGTTCTTCGATGGTCATATACTATTGCGTAGGGGGTAAGGTTAAGCGGACTGCTCAAAGGCCGCGAGGGCCTCGGCGAAGGACGTAGCCAGACCCGTGATGAGGTTCTTGGCGGCGGCTTCACGGCCAGTGAACACTTGGCCTTCCATGTCTTCGCGGCGGGCCAGCGAGCGCTTGCGGAGGACGGTCTGCTTGAACTCCTCGTGCATGGCCTCGACGGCCTTCTGCTCCATGTCGCGCATCTCGTCCGTGTAACCTTCTCCTGCGATGTTCGGGGCCTTGTACTTTCCAGCACGGAACACCTCGACCTTGAGCCCCATGTTCTTGAAGGCTTCGTCATAGGACTCGTCCACGCTGATCACGCCGATGGAGCCCACCATGGCGGAAGGGCTGGCCAGAACGTAGTCGCTCTGAGAGCCGGTGTAGTATGCGCCAGAGGCCATCAGCTTCTTGGCGTAGGACATGGTCGGCAGCGGGATGCTGGCAATCTTGTCGGCGAGTTCGGGCGTGCCGACGACAGTCCCACCAGGGGAGTCGATTTCAAAGGCGATGCGCTGCACCGCAGGGTTGGCGAGCATCTCGTCGATGGCCTCGCCGATTTCAATCATGTCGGACGCGCCGGTCATCTTCTCGAACTTGGTCAGGCCGACGCCTAGGAAACCCTGGAGCGGGATGACCGCCGTGCCGCCCTGCGTGACGTAGGGCTTGGCGACAGGGTTGAAGAACATATCCAGAACGCTGTCCACGACGCCGTACTTCTCGGCGTACTTCATGTGGTTCGCGGCCTTGATAGGGTCGCAGAGAAGTGGCTCTCTTCCAGAGAGTCCGTTGATTAAGCATTTCACGGGTTAGAGGGTTCGGGGGGAGGAGGGAGGTCGAGGTTGTCAGCGACCGCGTCAGGCGTCTGGCTCGAAGCCTGACCCTGCTGCAGCCAGTTGAAGGCCGACTGGTAAAGCATCCACAGCGGGAGGTTCCGCTCCTTGGACTTCTGCACGAGCTTCTCCATCTCGACGGCGCGCTGCTCGAGCACCTCGTCGTAGGTCATGCCCTTCTTGCCGAGGATGGCCTGAGCCGTGGTCAGACCCATCTGCAGGTCGGCACGGTCTTGTGAGGCTTCGCGGCCAGCGTCCACGGTGATGTCTCGGGGCGTGATCCAAGACTTGCGGTTGAAGTCCGGGTCGTCGGGCAACTTGCCCTTGGCGATGGCGTCGGCGATGACGTAGTCGTACACCCGGTCAAGGTTGTCGATGAGGATAGACTGCCACTTGGCCGCCCATCGGGAGACCTTGCTGGCCACCAGACGGACCGAGGCCCCGCCAATCTTGGACGGGTCAACCTGGTACTCGTAGGGGAGCAGGCGCACGATGTCGCGCTCGATGGCGGTCATCATCCCAATCCACGCCGGAGAGGGGCGGTTGTTTTGGACCTGACTAAAGTCCTCGTTCTGATCTACGACCAGCACCTTGCCGCCCATCTGGCTGGCCATCTTCTCGCAGGAATTGTAGTCGCCGGAGAACTTGGAGGCCGGGTCGTCTTGAAGCACGCCACCCTGCTTCTTGAGCAGCATAACATGGTCACTTGCCGCGCGGCACGCAGCCTTCTCGAGTTCGTAGATTTCCAACTGGTCCTGAACGCTCAGGAGGCTGGACTGCAGGACGGGGTAGCCGCGAACTGCAGACGGGCGCTCGAACTCCATGACCTGGAGCATGGACTGCGCCGGCACGTATCGGTCGCGGGTCTCGCCATCAGTGTAGACATTCCAGCCCAAGATTTCGCCGTAGGTTCCGAGGTAGGCTCCGTCCACGTTGTTCGGGTCGAACTTGGCGGCAGGTGAACCGATGCGGTGACTCTCGAGGATTTGAAGTTTCGGGACCCCGGTCTTCGGGTCGTTGGTCAGGATGCCGAACGAGTCGCCGTCGATGAGCGCGCCCGACATCCACATGGCCTGAATCTGGCCGAGGTTGTAGCGGTTCGTCAGGTCGCAACGCACAGCCCAGTCGCGGAAGTAGTTCTGGTGCGCCACGGCCACCTTGGGGTCGCGGGCGTTCGACTGCACGACGAGACCGTCGCCGACGGAGACCAGGACGGCTTCATCGACGCACTGCTTGTAGATCGGGCTGTTGCGGACGGCCCAGCGGGACTTGGCCACCATGGCGATGCGCGTGCCGGACGTGACCTCCTTGCGCTGGTCGCTGATTGCTCCGACGAACAGCATACGCCGCGAGCCCGACTGGGTCGTGCTGGCGAACTGCGAGTAGGAGGCGGAGGCCCCCTTCTTCTCAGTCTTGGTCTTAGGGGTGGTCTTCTTTCGCATCAGAGGTCAACCCGGGAGTCCCAAGTAATCTGGACGGAGGTATGAGCGCCGCCATACTTCTTCGGGTCGATACGGGACAAAGCGTAGTTAATCTCCTGCAGGCGCTGCGCGGGAGGCATCCCGAACTGCTTGTTTACGGACGTGCCAGAGTCAGAGTAGGACGTCACGGCTTTGCCGAGGTCCCCTAGTGCCTCCTGCTTGTATTGCAGCAGCACGTCTTCCTGTACGCCTACGTAGATGCCGAGCATATACTTATTGCGGGGCGGGTAAGGTTTGCACCTCGTCTCGTCCGATCAGACCCCAGCGGGCCGCGATGAGCATCCCGAGAAGCTCGCAGTCCAAGCCGTGGTTATGCTTCACGCCCTGGCGCAACCGCCAGATTGCCTTGCCGCCCGGCTCCCTTACGCGGGTCTCGCTGTTAAGTTGTTCCACGTAGGCAGGGTCGGCATCACGGGCGAACGTGAAGACCTTCCTCGCTTTCTGGCCGTGGAATAAATCCTTGCCCGACAGATTGGACCAGACCACCAGCGCAGTCGGCGTGCGTACGCCCGGGACGTGGATCGCGGTCGGCGTCGCGTAGAACCGACGCACCGTCTCGCCCGACTTCGTCTTGACGTTGAAGTACTCCTGGCCCGAGCCCTTGGCACAGTACCAGCCACGGACGGCGCACTGCTTGTAGACCTCCTGCGTGGAGTTGCCGTCACCCGAGTCCACCATCACGAGCTGAGGATGCACCCCGTGCTTGGCCGCCAGAGCGTCGAGGCCCGACCAATCCGTCAGCCCGTCCACGCTCGGAACCTTGCCGAAGTGCACCAGACGGCTGTGGCCCGTTCGTGCCCACTGCCTGACCACCGTCCAGAAGTGGTCGCCCTGACAGTCGATGGATAGGGTCTGGAACTTGACCGAGCCTTCAGGTGCTCCGGCCATGTCTACAATCTGACCGCGCGGACCGATGGCGGCCACCGCGTCCCAAGGGTCGGCCATCGCATAGTCCGATGACTCCGTCGAGACGACGAGGCTCCCGGTGTCGTCACTCCAGGGCAGAGCCAAGAACTGCTGCTTGAATACCTGACGGGGAATATTGTCGCCCATCTCTGCGGACTCCTTCGCCTTGATCATGTCCACCGCAAGCGACCCCCAGCTCGTAGACGCGAGGGCGTTGACGTGCAGTCCGACGTAGCCTGCCTTCTCGGACTTGGACGTGGCCTCGAACCCGGCGCCGCGCTCGACCTCGTTGCAGATTGTGCGGACCTCGTCGTTGTCCTCCATGCGGTGACGGCACTTCGAGCACTCGTAGGTCGTGCCCTGTTGCACGGCCTCAAGGTCCCAGCCGTCTATCATCTTAGCGCCCTCCGGGAATCTGATGTAGTCCCACAGCCAGGGCTGGCGATGGTTGCACGACGGACACACGAACATCCACTCCCGCTGGTCGGTCATCAAGTAATACTTCCAGAACTCCGCACCCTGTCCCTCGACGTTCCCGGGCTGGCTCTCGTAGATTGCCTTGCTCGCGAACGCCGCCGCCTTCAGTCGGCTCATGCTCATGGCCAGCGCGCCGTTCGGCCACTGCCAGCACTCCGAGCCCAAGACGTAGCGGACGTGCAAGGACTGCAGGTGCTTCTCCGTCGAGGCCGAGCGGTTGTGAATCAGCGACCCGTCCGCGAACCGAAGCGTGCCCGACTTGTCGTTGTCCTCCCCGGACATCTGGCCTCGGATATCCGAGACCTGGTCGAACAGCGGGCGCAGCTCGTTCAGCGTGAACGCCTTCGCCTTGTCCTGAGAGTCGAGGAAGATGGCCATCGAAGCACGGCGGTTTGCCATCAGGTAAGCCGCGTTCAGTTTCAAGGTCAGCGTCTTCCCGCAGCCGATTGCCCAGGGCATGAACAGCCTGCTGGTCGTCGGCGCGTTGAAGATGCGGACGGCCTCACCGATCCACGGCCACCGCTTCGGGTTGTACCCGCCGTCGAACACGCCAGCCGGAATCTTCTTCACGTTCTCCTTCAGGTAAGCGACAGGGTCGCTCAAGGCCGACGGCCTGACCACGGCCAAGCCCTCCTCGAAGAGCTCGTCTGCGTTCACGGCTTAGGTTCCTCCAGCGAACCAGAAACCCGGGCGACTTTCTCCCGCGTCTCACGCGCCCATTCAGTCAGCACACCGATGGCCTTCACCGGGTCCTTGGGGTTTGCGTTCTCACCGCACTCAGAGCCCAGCGCGTCCAGCCGCTCGACGATCAGGCCAGCCAGACGGAGCATCGCCTCACGGGCTTCGCTTGCGCGGATATGCTCGCGAGCAAACACCGACCGACGCTCGGCCTCTTCCCGCAACGCCACGCTCTGCTTCAGGCTCTGGTTGTACGTGACTTGGTAGCGCCCAGCCTCGGCATCACCGGCTCTGAGCATCCGTTCGTACTTCTCACGCGCGAGCACGACCAGGCGCTCGTGCTTCTCGATCGTC